TTGTCGGCTTGTTTATAACTTACTGATGGTGATAAATTTTTCTCTGGTATAGATTGAAATATATTTATTGATATAACACCATAATAAATTAAAGATAATGTAACAATAGAAAATATACCAGGAATAACACCTAAATTTGAAAAAGCTAATAAAATAACAAATATATTAATAATAGATACTATAGAAATTTTGTAGTATTTTAATGTTTCTTTAACAATGGTAAAGGATGATACCTGTTTTCCATTCATGATTCCTTTGTAAAATAATGTTGAAAGTAGAGATTTATGATAAAATATTAACGGAATCATTGAAACAAAAGGCAAACCTACAAAAAATAATATAGTAAACAAAATAGCCAAGCCAACACCTATACACCAATTTATCGGACTTGTAATCGATACATCTTCCCATTGTGGCTTTCCCTCTCCGGTATCATTAGTATTTGTCTTGAAAAACCATGACATTTTACCAAACCAACCGAAAATAACATAATAAACAAAATTAACTACTATACCAATAGTATATAAAACCCCAATTATTATTGGTCCAAAATAAACCATTACGAATTCTGGTAATGATTCGTTGAATAAATTCATAATTGAATTTATCATTGAATAATTAAATTGTAATAAATTTTCTATACCATCAATAAAATAGTTTGCTAAAAAATTGGAATTAGGTTTTTCTTTATAATTTTTAAACATTTCAATAAATTTATTCTGAGAATTTATGTCATAAGGTATTTGTAATTTCATTGACATTTCAGGATCAGTAAATGTAGTAAAAATATTGGTCTGAATTGGACTTGGATTAATTACAGGTTCCGTATCTGTATAAGGAGCGCAATTGGCTTCCGTAGGTAGTATGTTGGATTGTGCTAATTTACAAACAAACAATGCTAAGGCACCACTTGAAAAATATAATAAAATTATTATTATTACAATTATTAATGTTCTTAAAAAATCAAATAATTTTGATGCGTATTTATTTAGTGAATCAGACGTAGATGTGCTACTTTGTTGTTTTTTTTCATCAATAGTATTTGTTGTATCAGTTGTTGTATCAGACATTACTTATATTTAATTGATAAAATAATTCATAAAATATAATATCAATTTATTATATGAAAATTAATTTTAATACTTTATTTTTACCAATTTTATCGTTAATACTTTTATATATTGTCTTTAAGATGATACATTATTTGGCTTCTGAAAAATATATATTTGAGTGTTTTACTGGAGGTTCTGTTGCTGAAAGTTCAAAGACAAGCCATACAGTTGATTTACCCTTAACTACTACCTATAGCTGTAAAAATTTTTGTGGTCCTCAAGCCAGATGTGCTATCAGTGGACAACAATGTTCTGCTGATATAGATTGTCCCGGATGTCAACCATATTCACCTCCTTTATCTGTTTTGAAAGGTTGTATTCCAGGCGATGATGATGCTGGAAAGTTAACAGTAGGTGTTACACCAAAATATTCTCCACTAACATCTGGTTATGGTACTAAAGAAAAAATAATAACTAAGGATTTTTATGCTCAACCACGCCAAGCTAATTTTGGTTATGACACATGGGGTGCTTCATTTAATGAAGGACAGAATTTATTTAACCAACGTTATAAACCAAATCAATTACAATATATGCCAAATTATCCTCCAATGTATAGTTTAACTGGTGAATTTATTGGTGATGGACCATTGCCATCTAATTATTAATGATAAATATTAGTATTTATCAATGATCACTTCTTTAGCTATTTTACTAATGATTTTATCCTCTTTATATGTATCTCCTCCCATGGCTTCTATAACTAATTTACTATATTGATCTGAATATTTTGAATCACTATAATTACAACCAGGATGTAGTTCTTTATATTTTGGTAGCAACTTTTCGTTTTTACACCCTTGAAGATTTAAAATGGCACACTTAATGCCAAAAAAAAACAATAAGGTTTGACCTTCACAGAGCGTTTAAATTTTGGTTTTGGTTTATACTCTTTACCACAATCGCATTCAAAAATATCAGAATTAACGGTTTTATTATTTTCATCGTTTTGCTCGTTTTGCTCATTTTTTTGAGTAATTTTGGCTCCAAACGGCTCCATTACTCGTTTTTTGTGTTTATCGGTTGAAAGATGACGTTCATAATTTAATTTACGTGACGTAGTATAGTTACAAAAATTACAAAAAAAATAAATTACTCATTTTTGCTCAATTTGCTCAATATTTGGCTCCATTGGCTCCATAGAGTAACCAAGGAAAAAAGTCTTTAAGTTTTTTATTGAAAAAATTATCGTAACAAAATAAGAATTATTTTTTATGTGTCCTTACCTTAATTTTAAAATATGCAGCAAAGCCACGACTTTTCCATAAAATGTCGACGCTTTTTTTTTGGACATTTTTTTTGTCCATTTTGAAAAAGTTCAGATACTTTTCTACTTGAAATGTGGACGCCTCCTTTACATAGTGTAGTGGTGGTTTTTAGATGAAAAATAACAAAATATTGAATTTACCCTTCACTATGTAGTATATTACAAGTATATTCCAATCCATCATCCTTATATTACTAAAAAAAATTATATCGCAAATTACATGTAAATACGTATATTTTTTTTATTTTTATAAAATACTACATAAATTTTATAAAATATTTTATTGGATTAATTTTCCGAATGCAATCCAATTAAAATTACCATTTTTTCCGAATACTTTAAATTTATTATTTTTGACTTTATTTACATAATAAAATTGTTTACATAAAGGAGTAATATAAACTGTGAAATTTGATATTCTTTCATTATTAGGTAATTCGATTTCTATATATTCGTTATTTTCTATACTTGATTCACCTCTGTAACATACATTTGTTTCATAATAATTTTCTTCTATAGTATATTCTTCTTTATTTTCTAATATATTTTCTTCTTCATTTTCTAATATATTTTGTTCTACATTTCCTAATATATTTTGTTCTTCAATATCTAATATATTTTCTTCTCCATTCTCTAATACATTTTGTTCTCCATTCTCTAATATATTTTGTTCTTCATTCTCTAATATATTTTGTTCTACATTCTCTAATATATTTTCTTCTTCATTCTCTAATATATTTTGTTCTTCAATATCTAATATATTTTTTTCTCCATTCTCTAATATATTTTGTTCTACATTCTCTAATATATTTTGTTCTTCAATATCTAATATATTTTCTTCTCCATTCTCTAATACATTTTGTTCTACATTTCCTAATATATTTTCTTCTCCATTCTCTAATACATTTTGTTCTACATTTCCTAATATATTTTCTTCTCCATTCTCTAATACATTTTGTTCTACATTTCCTAATATATTTTCTTCTCCATTCTCTAATACATTTTGTTCTACATTTCCTAATATATTTTGTTCTTCAATATCTAATACATTTTGTTCTACATTTCCTAATATATTTTGTTCTTCAATATCTAATATATTTTCTTCTACATATTTATCCTCGTGATTATATACTATGTAATCATCATGATACGTGTAAATACTATTTTCATATTTTACATCATGATAGTTTTTACAGTAAATATAAGTATCACTATTTTTTTCATTATAATTAAAATCTATCTTTTCATTTTTAACCTCTTCTTTTTGCTGATTTATTTCTTGTTTTAAATGTTTTGTTTCTATTTTTTTATAAAGTTTGCTTATTTCATTTTCATAATTAGGTTTTTCTGAAGAAATATTAATTTTATTTTTGATTTTAAAAGAAAGAACATCATGTTTATCATTTTCTATTTTTAGAGAATTTTTATTTTCATTATCATTTATTTTACTTTCATTCATAGTTGTATTAAGTAATTTATCTGCTTCAATTTGAGCTTTTGATAAAGCAATAGAATTAGCAAGTTTTTTAGCAATAGAAAAAGCATCAATATATGATACAGTTGATGTTGCTGAGGCGCTTGCTGTTGCGGTTACTTTTTCACCATGAATTGTATAAACCTCAGCATAACCATTATATTCAGCACTATAAACAATTTCATTATTTTTTTTAAATCTTGGCATAATAATATATATTATAAAAAATAAATTATTATTTGACTTATAATTCAAAATATTTGTTTTTTATATATTTAAGCTTTTACACCCTTGAAGATTTAAAATGGCACGCTTAATATAATATAATTTTTATCTATTTATTATATGAAACATAAAAGCCCTGATTATAAATTGTCTGCCGTTAATTATTACTTAAATCATGAAGTCGGTTATGACAATACTTGTAAAATTTTTGATTGTAAAAAATCCTCACTAAAAAGATGGATACATAAATACAAAACTTCCAAAAATCTTACAAGAAAAAACCGAAAACCTGTATCTTATAAAATTACTAAACCACAAGTAAATACTGCGTTAGAATTATTGAAACAAAACGAACAACTTACTATGAATGAATTAGCTATTGATATAAAAAAGAAGTATCCATCGTTTGATATTACACCTCAACATTTAGGACAAGTAATAAGAGATAATAACAAAACAAGAAAAAGAACAAGACACGAACACTTTCCAAAAGAACGATATAAGAAACCAATTGAGAAAGAAAATGAAATGAATAAATTTTTTACCGAAGTTCGTAAATTTCCTATCAACAAAATTATTTGTTTGGATGAAACAAGTGTTGGTTCTGCCTTGAAACCAACTTATAGTCGTTGTAATTTGGGTAAGCGTTGTATTATAAAAACATCAAATCAATTTGTATTTCGTAAATTTACTTTATTAGTAGCAATAAGTAATATAAAATGTGTTGGAAAAGAATTATATGAAAAGGGAGGTATGATAAAAGAAAGATTATTAGAGTTTTTAGAAAAACACATATTTCCAAACTATAAAGATCATCTTATTATTTTAGATAATGCTGGAAGTCATAATAACGAATTAATAAAAAATGCTATAACTAAAAGTGGTAATACATATTTATTTGCTGTTCCATATACACCTCGTAGTAATTTACCAATTGAAGCATATTTTAACCAAATAAAAACTTACATGAAAAAAGATAGGAATGTTGGAAATTATCAACAATTAGAAAATAATGTAGATAAAGCTATTGAAAAAGTTAAAAAGGAAAACTATAAAAATTATTTTGAATATGCTTATAATTTGAAAGAAGGTTATGAATTAAAAAGGAAACCATCAACAAGAAGAAGAAAATTAAAAATTTATAAATAATATACTTAAAATTTATTTATTAGTTTAAGTATATTGTAATGCGTCTTAAAAGTGAATTGTATAAAAAAGAACAGGAAGAAATTGTTGATAAGATTATAAAAATATTGGATTTAGAAAATAATAATATAATTAATTTATGTGATTTAGATATTGAATATGATAAACAAAAACAAATAATGGAACTTATACCTGAAATAAGAAAATATTATAGTTTTAATGGAATTAAAGCTGTTGGAGAACCGAGTAAAATTAAAAGACCTTGGTTGTCAATAATAAAGCATTTGACAAAAGAAAAATATAATTTAGAAAGTAAAGAATATAGATTTTTTAATGAAAAAGAAAATAAATATTTAAGAACTCAAAAATATATTTTTACAAAATTAATATAATTCTTCATTAATAGACCATATAACAAAACATAAACGTTTTTCTCTATTGTCAATAAATAGTTGCCAATTATTTTTGTCTTTGTATTTTTCTACCAAATCTACGCTGTATGGAGTATTAGTAATGCTGGCATTAACTACATCTGTAATATGCTTTTTATATGAACTATTAGTATTAGGTTGTGATATTTGAGCACAAACAACGTCTGGATTATTTATAAAATTAAATAATTTTGTATAAGTTTCGTTATTATTTAATATAGACAACACATATTCTATTTTTTCTTTTCTTTTGTTTGTTGTAAATATTATATCAGTTTCATTTAATCCATGTATAATAATTGGAATACGTTTATTTGTTGTATCTAACTGACTTATGGTTTCTAAATTTTGAATATGTTTTGGATTTACAAATAATTTTTTTGAACCTGTTGTGCTATATTTTATTTTTCCAAAAGGATTTTTATAGAATTCTTCATATTCATTTATAGCATCTATTGATGTTCTATGAGGTCCAGTTTTATGTCCGTTTAATATTTCTTGTTTCCAATAACCACTCATTCTACCAGGCAATCCTTGAACTTGAACGTTTGTATCGTATTTTTTAACATATCTTTCATGCGTAGCACCTATTTTCTTTTTCCATTCATTCGGTATTAAATTAGCACGACGATAAAATCCTTTAACAGCTATGACTAAATGGTTTGAAATATTGTTAAATATATCTGATAATTCTTCATAGCTTATTCTATCGTCCGATGTATGATTTTTAAAATCTATATTATTTCTTATACAAGCATTAAATATGAAATCTTTATTTTTTTCATCAGTTCTAACAATATGAACTCTATAATCTAACCCATAATTTTGTAAAATATCTTCCTGAACCCATTTTTCAGCCGTTTCATCATCATTAATTGGATAATATTCTTGAATAATGCCAAGTTCTAAAAACTCTTTATGTCCTATATAAATATCTGGTATAGTCATATAGTGCGTATAATGTTTATTTCCCCATTTGTATAAATCTCGCAACTCATTTATCATCGTAGCAGAAACAAATACAAACCGAATATTATTTTCTTCCATATATTTCATATCTAATATACCACTTTCCTTCAATATTAGATGTAATTTTTGATCCTCTTTATCACCACTATCAATTTCATCATTTATTATTATAGCGTTTTTTATATTTCTCAATTTAGTTTTTAATCTTTGTAATTTACCATGATGATATACATTGTCTTTGAAACATGATGGTATTTTATCTTTCATATCATCCTCCCAAGATATATTACTCATCGCAGTAATAAAGAATATATTATTTCTATGTAGAACAAATTTGTTATCAGGATGAGTAGTCATATTTTTTGCTATTTCAATCATAAGACCATCCATACCTACTTTTGTTCTCTTTACAATACTAATAACTCTTATAGGTGTTTCGTAAAATTTATTACATATTATGGTAGCATCTTCTTTTTGATTAGGAAATATATATTCACTACTGGCTTTTACATCACCAGTAATAAATAATTCCTTATTTTTTTTTGTAGCACTCTGATAATCATTTAATACAATTTCTCTATTCAAATCAAGTATTGAATGTTCCATTTTAATTTATTTATTATAAATATAATTTATAATTTTTAATTCAATTTTTTTAATAATTATTAATTTATTGGAAAACTACTTAAAATAAAATCTTTAGGAATATTATAAGGGATGGAAAAAGAAGTAAATCCGCCAACCGACTTTTTCAAAGGAATTAAAACATCCTTAAAAAGTGTCTTGAAACATCCTGACATTAACTTACCAAAAATTACAAATGCGGTTATAAAGTGTAATAAAATCGTTATTCAAACTATGATGTTTATGAAACTTTTTTTATTGGATCATTATGATAAGCATAATACTCTACCTGTTATAAATGATGAGTTTATTAATTCATGTATGAAAATATTATGTAATGAAAAATCATCTGGACGACCACCAAAAAAAGAAATTAAAGAATTAAAAGATAATTTAACAGCTTTTTACAAAACAGATTTTCAATCACTTATTCAAAATGAAAATTTAGATTATACACATATGAATACTATTTTAGATTATCTAACTATTGATATTTTAACTATGTATGAGAACAATATTAAATTACATTATATAGAGTATGTTGAAAGATATGTGAATGTAGTTTGGAAAAAGAAATTTATTGTAAGTAAAATAAGAAAACTTAACATTACACAAAAAGCAAAGGAACAAAGAGTAAATAATTTATGTAATCAACTACGCAAAATCAAAACAGATTTATTGAATATAGAAAATATTAATTATAAATCTCATTCCATGTATCACAAATGGATTAACCAACAAAAACAATTTATTACGCCAAATAAAGAAAGTTATAAAAAGAATAATATTGTTTATGACTTAATGTGTAGTCCATTTGATTATTTTGGTTGTATGATTTTTATGATGAAACAAATTGAAAAGGAAGAACAAACTATTTATAATGTATTTCCTATGAGAAGTGAAGTTATACCGAAACATATAAGATTAGATACAACCACATTAGTTCATTTACTTATGACAAAGAAACAAGGAAATAAAAGTGATTTTTTAACAAAAGGGAATTTGAAACGCAAAGAAGATAAAATATGGGAGTTCTTTTTTAGAACCGAAAGAAAAATGTTTCATAAAAAATATTATGAATTTCATCATATGATAGAAACAGATGGAGTAAGTTGTTCTTTGTTATTATTGCGTAAAGATTTAATTGGTAAGAAATTACCTATGATGAAAAAAGGTTTATCAACTGAAACATATATTGATGAATTAGATGATTATTCTTCTTTACAAAATAAAAAAATAGTGGCGATTGATCCTGGAAAATGTGATTTAATTTATTGTGTTGATAATTCAAATAAAGAAGCAAATACATTTAGATATTCACAAGACCAACGCAAAAAAGAAACAAAGAAAAAGAAGTATTCAAAAATTCAATTGGAATTGAAAAAGGAAAAAATACATGGCAAAACAATTATAGAATGGGAAACTGAATTATCCAAATTAAATAGAAAATCACTTAACATAACAAAATTTAAGGAATATATCCAAAAGAAGAGTGAAATAAACGGAATTTTATTTAGCTTTTATGAAAAATACATTTTTAGAAAATTACGCTTACAAAGTTATAGAAACACAAAAAGAAGCGAACAAAAAATGTTAAATAACTTCAAACGCATATTTGGAAATGAAAAAGATGTAATTGTTTGTTTTGGTGATTACGAACAGAAAAAACAAATGAAATATAAAGAAGCAACCAAAGGAAAAGGTATAAGAACCTTATTTAGAAAAGCAGGATTTCAAACTTATTTGGTTGATGAATTTAGAACAAGTTGTATGTGTTCCAAATGTGAAATAGGTATTTGTAAAAAGACGATGGTTAGGGAAAATCCAAAACCATACAGAACTGGAAACATTATCGTCCATGGGCTGATTTGTTGTAAGAACGGATGCGGTTATTGGAATAGAGATGTTAATGGATCTACAAATATTTATAAAATTGCTTATAATGCGATAAATAATAAAGAAAGACCAAATTATTTATCCAGAAGCAAGAATTTATCAGGTAGTTTAGACGAACTACCAAAACCAAAATTTACACGCTGTGTGAATGGCAAACCTTTTTGAATTTTTTTGGCATTAAGCGTGCCATTTTAAATCTTCAAGGGTGTAAATTGTTAAAGATAAATTACTTATTGAAGTATCATAATATCTACCAGTATTAATAGTTAACGTTTGTGTTAGATTTATTTAGTTGTGTTTTCATAATTTTTACTTTTTTGTTAATATATGTTCCACAAGGCCCACAATGATCTTCATTAGCTAAATCTATTTTATTATTTATTTTTTTATTACATGATTCCATATTCCATCTGCCTAAAATGGGTTTTTTAATTTCATTTTTAGCAAGTATATTTTTAATAAACAATATAATATTTTTCATTAAATAGTATATTATATTGTATTTAAACCTGTTTTTTATATAATTTATACCCTTGAAGATTTTAAATATGTTTTTGGATAATTTTAAGTAGCATATAATAAGCCAGCGTTTCCACCAACAAATATTACCATATTTACTCTTTCTTCGATCAAGTATAAATTGTAGTTATATTCATAAATTCTCCATGTTGGTTTATTGATGCCTACAATATCTCCTGTATTTGGATCACAAATAGTTAATACTTGTGCGTAAGGATCCGCTGGAGGTGAGATCGTTGTAAATTCTAATTGAATATTTGTGAATCTACTCATATTCATAGCTCCAGATGGTTGTACTTTAAATGGGTCTGTATCCAAACAAAAATTATAGCAATAAAGCCCTGGAGGTGCGAATCCAGCGGTTCTTACATATTTCTCAACAAAATTATAAACTCCAGCAGGCAATATATTCTCTCTATATTGGCCGTCCAAAAGAATTCCTAATGCGATTAAAATGTATTGGATATTTTGTGGATTGTAGACACCTGTTATATATAAACCGGATAATGTACCATTTGGTTCTAATCCTGGTCCTATTGTAACAGGTCCTGCTGGGTCTGGGTTCGGATAGATACCGTTTGTTGGAGCAGGACTAACATCTTGTGGCATATATTCATAAGGCCAGTTGGAATAATTTGACCATTGATTTCTCAAATTTACATCACTTCTTTGAAAATAAAACATCCAGCTTATTACCATACCAAGTGAATCTAAATCTACTTTATTTTGACCAGTAATATTGAAAAAAGCCTTTTCGTAAACTTGTTTAAATAAATATTTTTGTTCATTTTTTGCGAATATAGTAGATTCATCATCCGAGAGAAAACAATAAGTACAATTTAAATTAATATCAGCGAACCAATTAGTTCTTGTATCTACATAAGATGTAGGTCCGATTTCTTCATCAGGTGGCGTCTGTAAAAATCTGTAAAATTGCATATAAAATTGATTAAAATTAGGTGCTACAACAGGATAATTATTTGTGTAATCGACTACGTCACGAATTGTAAACCATTCGTTGATTGGTCGAAATGAGACATTAATAGATAATTCATTATATTGAAGAGCAACTAATGGAAATGCTTGTGTTGATAAAAGGTTAAACCATGACCCGAGTGGAATCCATAATGTCTTACCCATAATAGATGGTTGAGCACCAGCAGGACTTGTTGTAAAATAAGCATTTGGATATGCGTTGACACGTGGTCCAGCATTAGCAGGATCAACTAATTCAGGAACATTTCCAATCATTTCATAAAAAAGTTCTAATTTTCTGGCACTAAAATCTCTTTGTGCAGATGCCAATATATATTGACCCGAATATTGCTGTAATTGTTGGTTACCACAATTTATGGTAATACGGCTAATAATTTGCGCACCTAAATGCTTAATCCATTGAAATTCATAGGGTGCCCAATTTGTATACCCGGTTGTTCCATCAGGATTAGTGTATTCCTGTGGAGGTAATATTGGGCTCCATATATTTGGTAATGTGACGCAAATATAGCAGTCCATAAGAAGGTCAGCATATCTTTTGACCTTAAATGTAAAAGTGCTCTCTGCTGTTAAATTTAGTTGTGGTGTCCCTTCATAATCAAGTCTAAATTTTTGAAGACCATAATTAGTATATTTTTTATAAGTACATTTAAAAAATGTTTTTGAAGGATTACCGTTTAAAATTACATTTGCGCTTGATTGAGATACAAGCTGCATTAATCCACCAGCCATGTTATGTATAATATATATATAGTTTTTAATTCTTTATTTCATCATAATATTTATTTCATCATAATATAATTTTTATAATATATTTCTAAAATATAAAAATAATA